TAATCCTAAGTTTGTAAAATCATTTCAAAACCACATGTTTTATGCTGGTGCAACTAATTCACAAGAAGTTATATTTAGTGTACCATTTGCAGAAGATAATTTTACAACAGGTAGTGGTGCTGGTTCATTTAAAGTTGACTCAGCTGTTGTTGGAATGAAAGTATTTAGAAATGAATTAATTATATTTTGTACAGATAGAATATATAAATTAACAGGTACAACATCTAGTAATTTTGCAGTACAAGAAGTTACAAGAAATATAGGTTGTAGAGATGGTGGTAGTATCCAGGAGATTGGTGGTGATGTTATATTTTTAGCACCAGATGGATTAAGAACTATTGCAGGTACGGCAAGAATTGGTGACGTTGAACTAGGTTCTATCTCTAGACAGATACAGTCTAGAATTGATGATATAGGATTAAATAGAATATCATCTTTAGTTATTAGAGATAAATCACAATATAGATTATTTTATCCTACAACTACAGGGCCACAAGGTTCAGCAAAAGGAATTATAGGTGTATTAAAAACTAATCCTAATACAGGATCTATTGGTTTTGAATACTCAGACATGATAGGTATTAAACCATCATGCACAGACTCAGATTTTATAAGTGGTGTTGAAACACAAGTATTTGGTGGATTTGATGGTTTTCTATATAAAATGGAAACAGGTAATACATTCGCTAATGGATCAACTAACTCTACAATACTAGCAGTATTTAGATCTCCAGATATGGTAATGGGAGATCCAGGTGTTAGAAAATATATGCAAAGAGTTAATCTAAACTACGAAGGAGAAGGTACAACAGTTACAGCAGACCTTGCAGTTAGATACGATTATGATGATCAGAATACACCACAACCAGATAAAATATCAATAACATCAGGTGGAGGTGCAGCAGTATATGGAGTTGCTTTATATAATAATGCAACATACGATGCATCAGGTATACCACTAATAAGACAATCAGTAGAAGGATCAGGATTTGCAGTTGCACTAAAGATAGATGATCAAAGTAGTTCAGATGCATTTTCAATTAAAGGCTTTCAGCTAGAATTTACTCCAGGAGGAAGAAGATAATGGCAGGCTATTCAGCAAGACAATCAACATTTACATCAGGTGATACTATAACTGCAGCTCATTCTAACGATGAGTTTAACCAGTTATTAGCAGCATTTAATGCATCTACAGGACACACGCATGATGGTACTGCGGGTGATGGTGGACCTGTAACTACTCTTAGAGACTCTGATGCTTTAAACAAAATACTTGTAGATACAACTAATAATCATTTAGAATTTTATGTAGAAGTATCTTCTACAGCTACACAACAGTTAAGAATACAAGATGGTGCTATTGTACCTATTACAGATAATGATATAGATTTAGGTACATCAAGTTTAGAATTTAAAGATTTATTTGTAGATGGCACAGCTAATGTTGATGCTATTAACTTAGATGGTACACTTATTACATCAACTGCAGCAGAACTTAATATACTTGATGGTGTAACTTCTACAGCAGCAGAACTAAATATATTAGACGGTGTTACATCTACTGCAACAGAAATAAATATACTAGATGGTGATAACAGTGCCTCTTCAGTAACTATTGTTGATGCTGATAGAATTATCTTAAATGATAATGGTACTATGAAACAAGTTGCTGTTAGTGCACTTAATACTTATACAAGTGCTAGTGTAGCAGCAGATGATCTTGCATCTGGAGATGCAGCAATTAATTTAACTACTAGCTCAGGTAGTATTACTATTGATGCAGCTGCAAATGATACAGATATTATATTTAAAGGAACTGATAATAGTTCTGATATTACTATGCTTACACTCGATGGTAGTGAAGCAGGTAAAGCAACATTTAATAGTGATGTAGTAGTTGGTGGAGATCTTACAGTATCAGGTGAT